ACCTATGCCGAAAGCGATAGCTACCAGCAAAGCGACCACACCAGAGACACCACCACCGATAATAACCCACCTGTCACCCCAACGGCTGCCACAGTGGGCTTTGGTTTTGACCTTCGCTATCTCTATACTATGTTCTCTTACAGTGCCATTAAGCCTCTTAAATTCCTCAACAATAGCTGGTAGTTGTTGCTGCGACATTACATTGCAAGCCTGTATTGCAATAATCAATAAGTCGTGGTCTGTTTTGGCTTCAAAGTCTATAGGTGGTTGAACCATCTTATTACCTCTCTATTTCTGTGTCTGTGAATAATCTAAGAACGATATTAACTACTGCTAAAACTGTAGTAACAACCACCGCTTGAGTTTCTGCGTCAAGTTGGAAGCCAAATTGAAAGTTAAGGATAATGGCTACAACGGCAATAAAGTTGACCCAGAGCGTCTTTGACTGATACCAAGATTTCATAGCTTACCTCCGTTTTTTATTTCTCAGGACAAATTCAAACGCTGTTTTAAAGTCCCTGATAATCTTATATACAAAGAAGATAACGACTGCTAATATAATAAGCGCTCCCAGAAACCACCACATCAGTAGAGAATTCCTCTCATAAGTGATACAACATCAGTCGGTCTAATCGGGAATGGGTCAGGATATGCACAGTTCGTTCCCTTACAAATAAAGAACTTCTCTCCATCCTCTCCGATATAAACTATCTGGTGTAAATTAGCGTGCCCAGGCTTTCTGTAAAAAATTACATCCCCTACTTCAAGGTCGTCTACCTTAAAATCCTTTGTCATTAAAACAATGTGTCCTGCGTCCAGTAAACCATCCATAGAGTTAGTGTCCTGCACACTAATAGGATAGACGGCTGGGAGGTTTTTAACTGTCAGAATTCCACTGTGGGCGTTTACATCATAGGTGTAATTGGCATCCCCCCAATTAGTTCTTACTTTAGGACTGGGGATTTCTGGGGCAAAACCAGTAAATCTTATAAGATTATAAAGAAAGAACTTGGTAAATATCAAACCGATTGCTGCTGTTACTGTCATTTCTTCACCACGTCTTATATATTTTCATCATTGCTATCTGCTCACCGCAGTCATCAAAGTGGACTAGAACAAAGTCACCAATAACCAACTTACCGGCAATAAAGGCATCAACCAAGTCCTGAGTTACAAAGCAATCATAAGGGAAGTCTTGCCCGTTCCAAGTCCTGACTACTGATAATGGCCTAACTGCTGCTGGGGCAAAGCCTGTTATCCTGGCATAGTGAGTTGACTTAGGAGGCTCAGGTGGAGGAGTTGGCTCGTGGACATCGGTGAAAATCATTGTCCCGTGTGGCTCGTCGCCCTTCTCCCAGTCGGGGTCAAAGGTATCGTGAAGCATACGGTAGCCTTGCCCTTCAAATTCAACTATCTTTAGGGAGCGTTCTTGCTTGTCCTTGTATTTAACTTCAAATTCCATTTAATCTTACCTCACGCCAATTTATGAGCTGTTAGGAATGAATTTTCTTTTATTGTGCTATCAACCGCCCCCGCTTGAGTTTGCGCCCATTGAAATTGAATATTTCCAGCATTAGCGCCATTTGCTACCACGCCCGTAATTATAGCAAATCCAATGGCTGAACTCTGGGAAACATAGGAGATATTAGTTTCTATTGCTTGAGCTTGATGGTCTCTATTGACAGCTTCAATACTATTACTAACTGTGGAGCGATAACCCGTTGCCCCTACCGGAACGGCAAAGACAGTTTTCAAACCTAAAGAAGTAGCAGGAGTATCAGTTATAATTAAGAATAATTCAAAAGCCCAAATTTCATTTGCTCCAATGGGAAATAATAAATGGGTATCATTAATAAGGACAGCAGAATCATTGACTGTTTGGTCGGCAGTCTTAAGGATTGGAGTTATCGCCTCATCATACTGCGTCTCAAGGTGGTTTTGGTTCGTTTGGTCTACAGGCGTTACCCCGTTAACCCAAGTAGTCTTAGCGTATGGCATATTCTAATCGCCTCCCAAGTTGCTGTTTGCTAGTTTTATTTTTATGGCATTCATAACATATAGGTTGAAGATTATCCCAATCATCCGTTCCGCCTCTAAATAACGGGATGATATGGTCAATTTCATGAGTCTCTTTATACGCACAACCGCAGATATTACACGATTCTTTTAGCTGGTGTAGTTGTCTTATTCTCCTGGCATAGAATTGAGGATTAGTTGACCGCCACCTTCTCGAACTACCTGATTTGGCGCTATTGGCTCTCCCAATAGGAGTACGTAACCACCTGTGAATCCATAACTTATATTTCTCAGTGCCCCTATGTCTTTTCTGTTTATTTGCTTCTTCCCCACAGGTATCACAAAATCTACGATGGCTGTGCCCCGATGCTTCAAAAGAAACTCCGCATATCTCACATATAAATTGCTTCAACGATGGCTTTCTTTTAGGTTTCCCCGTTACCGTCTTTATCATCTTATCCCGTGAAGTTGGATTCCTCATAGGATTATTATTACCAAGCATTAACAGGCGATGTTTTAATTTTGTGGATTCTAACTCCTTGATACCTTTACGGTTATGACCGTGTATATACTGATTTTTTACTACCTGCCCGCATCCGCATTTGCATATATTCATACAACTATTATAACACAAATCATATTGTGTTTCAAGCCTTGCCTATCCTTCCGCAATCGTGTCAAGACGTTCTATTTCAATTGACTCGGCTGCTGTTTTATTCCTTGAGTAGAGGACTCGTGAAATCATAATACCTGTTGCTTCCCCTGCCGCTGCCGCAGTTCCAGCCCACCAGGCTATTTCCTCTAGCGCTGCCACAGCTTCAGACGGAGCTATGTAGCAGATACATTTAGTCTGTCCGTCTGCTGGCTTTGATGTCGAGGTCATTATCTTTCTAAAAGAATAAGTATCCAGAGCGACATCTGTGAGCGCCGGTGCCGTAGCCCCAATCCCAACCTCCACGTACTTAATCTCACAGTCAGCGACATCACCAACGGAATGTAGAGCATCCCTCAGCATATTCAACCCAACGGTGGTTATAAGATTATCTATCTCCTGGACATCAAGAATATTCCCCTCAAGGTCTCGTACTGTTACCTTGACATTTCGCTTCCACTTGATATTTGATTCCATAACCTCTCCTAACAGATAACAACAGTCGGCCCGCAAGTCGCACCGCATATCGGGCAGGCAAAAACAGTTTCAGTATGTGATTCAGTCCAGTCCCAGTTCTCCGCCCGTGTCACAAGAATAATCAATATCTGGTCACTGCCTATATTAAGCCGGTCAATGACTTCCTGCTTCTGGTCAGCCAGGGACTTGAACAGTTTGCTCCATCCCCCCATCTCCGGCCCCTGGATGCCGATGACATCATAGAAGAACTTATCAGCTACCTTTGTTACTATTACAGATTCAATCAGTAACTCGGCATCGTTTAATCCTATTGAAGGATAATTCACGGTCTGTAATTGACCTGGCCTTAATCCAGTTCTAGTAACTTGATAAGGGACTCTTTTACCGGCTACTCCGAATCTTACTAATTTAGCCTTCCCTGAATCAATAGAGGCATCTTTGTCATTTAAGGTAGGCTCGTCTGCAATTTCTTCCACATAGCCCGTGCCGCCACCTTCGGCTGTTGCCCTGCCAGCAATCTCATTTGCATCTTCAACTAAGACTAAAATAGGATATTGACCATAATAAATAACCTCAACCGCTTGCGTATTTGGGGGAGCAACGGTGAATGTAATAGTCGCATCGCCCTTATTCCAGTAGCAGTCCTTAGCTGTGTCTATGCCCTTAATCCCTATCGTCTGGCCGACAGCATTGACTTTGACGGATGTGGGTTCCTTCTCAATAGGATAGCCAACTGTAAAGGCAAACTGGCTCCCATCTCCTATAAATACCTCTGTCTGTTCCGCGGTGGTATCCCTGCCACCTCTTATATATTGCCTGTTACGATATAATGGATTGCCACCGGTATTTCTGATACTGTTTTTAGTTATGTCAGAAGTTTCGGCATCCCAGGGAGCAGCGGTTGTGGTCCGGGCAACAAAGTAGAGCTTCTTGTATTCGTCTATATACCAGATTTTATTAGCCTTCTCAGTGAGGGCATCAAGGACATCCGAAGCTCTCACATAATTGAAAACTGCCTCGACTATATCGGGTCCAGCCTCAATAGTTCCCTCAGTAACCCCTTCGTCGGCTAGGTAATTGGTCACTATACTGGAAACAATAGTCCCGGCAGCCGTAGCCAGGTGTGCTTCAGCAACCAATCTCTTATCAGCTAAATAGTGATTATCTATACAGACAATATGGTGAAATAATCCACCCGCAGGAGACATAGCAATCACTTCAGGAGTATCTATAAATCCCCCAAATATCCTGCCCACAGAATCGTTTATAGTAACAACTTGCCCCTTTGAATATGATAAAATTCCTTCTACATCAACAACAGTAAACTCGGCAATACTTCTTGCTTCTATCCTTAACTCAACCATCCTTGAGTATTTTCTTATCTCAGGGTGAGTGCCTTCAATGAATATCTCATATTCTGTTGGAACGACATCAGGTATATGAGGCGTTAAAATGAGGGCTAGGGTTCCGGGAGTCACTAATCTTGAAGTAGAAACAGTCGGGACATGGAAAGTCAATGTCAGAGCCAGAGTCCCCGGGGTTACTAGTCTTGGTGTCAAGACAGTTGGAATATGGGGCGTCAAGGTCAGGGCTAATGTTCCTGGGGTTACTACTGCTCCTAAAATCACACTTGGTGTATGGAAGGTTAGATTTAAAGCCAATACGCCAGGTATCACCAATCTTGGAGTAGAAACTGTCGGAACATGAGGCGTTAAGGTTAGAGCTAAAGTGCCAGGAGTCACGGTGATAGGATTCAGGGTAAGCCAGCTAACTTCTGCCCCGTAAGAATAACCTGCCGAATTATGGGCATAAGCTCTGGCATAATAAGTAGTGCCTGGGTCAAGCCCTGTTAAAGCTCGGTCAAAAGCTCCAGTGCCGAAGTTACCCGCCTCGTCTTCATAATCATCATAGAGTGTAGCATCATATTTAATATCACCAGGGTCGCCTCTGGAGGTCTTACCATAAACTATCCCTCGGTCGTCGCAGTTCTCACCACCAGTAGCGGTAATGTTTCCATTGCCAGTAGCAGTGGTATCAGCTATGTCATCGGTTGCTTGGGTTGTAACCGTGGGGGCTACTATATCCACTTCCCCAAAATCTACTTCGTAAATTGCGTGTTTTAGCGCACTCGAATATTTAGTCCTGATTCGGATTTTAGTTAAAGTGTAGGTAGCCCCAAGTGCTATTTCGTGCCAATCATTAAGTGGAAATGCTTCTTCTGTAATGTCATGCCAATTGCCATCATAAACATCAAGGTCAATGAAATAATTCACTGTCCAGTTTTGAAATGCTCTGACCGAATCACAATCTAAAGCCGCATGGGTAAACTCCAAGAAATCAGACCACGTATTACCTGCTACATTGGCATCAGTTACAGCATAAGTGGCAGTATTATCATCATAAGCCTTAGCTTCATCGCTCCATTTTGTTGCTGGGTCTACAAACCCAGTAGGTGATACCCACCCCATAGCTACACCTCAATATTGAACTCAAGAATATCAGCACCCAGCTTCGCCCTTATAGCTTCGTCCGCATCCATCTGGTTTTAGGCTTCCTGCACCTTGACTTTTACCTTTTGCTTAATGATAGGCATAGTTACCCCTTACACCAAATACCATATTCCCATCTGTAGTCATTATGCTAAAGTAGTTATCCCGCTTGCATGGGCCGCTACAGTCAGAGTATTCCCGTCAGTAGCCGTGACATCCGCTGGGGTAGAGTCTAATAGACACCAACAAAGGATGTCCTCATTACCTGCATCCTTGTATATAACTGCCCACCTCGCCACGATACTACCACCTGCTGCTGTCCACACAGGGTCAACATTGATGTCCACCTTAACGGTAGTAGTGCCTGTCAGGGCAAGGACAATCGTCTCATCATCCTGCGTATAACCAAAGGCGGTGGCGACCTCATTGGTCAAAACATCATAGGTGGGTTGATCGTCAGCTACATTTGATGTGCTTAGGAAGAGTGCTATCTTCCAAACATCGGTGTCAATATCTATAGTCCCGTCCAGCAACTTTGTCCTAGTTGCGTTTGGCATACTCCATGCGCTTGCTGCTGCCATGATAAACCTCCCTTATATTTTTAGTCCTGTTCTTAGTCTTATATCATTAACTAAAGGCACCTCTATCGCCTTAGCCAATATTCTGCCATCAAGTTCAAGGATAATATTAACTACCCTCCCACCTAATCCAACCATCCCTGATAGTTTATCTAATGGTAAAATCGCCTCTGGTTTCCTCTCAGCTACCTGGGCCAGCATAGGTCGCATAGCAATCCCGCCTTCTGCGAAAGGTGCGAACTGAGAAATACCTATTCCCACCCTTTCCAGAAGGTTTTGGAAAGCAGATATTCGTTCTTCAGAAGCACCCTTGGCCCGAAGTTCCGCCCATGTTTTAGCTCCAGATGGTGGACCATATCCAGCAGGGATACCAACACCCCGCCAGTTCATAACAGATTCTATAATGTCCGATAGATTTCCTCCTCGGGCAATTGCTGCCCGTCCTGGCTCACCAGCTGCCGCTATTTGTGCAGCTCTCTGAGCCTCCTCAGTTGCAGGTTCGCCCGTTGGTCTAACAGCTCCGGCTAACCCATCATAGGACTTTTTGAGGACATCAACGGCTATAGCCTGTTCCTCCAGCACCTCCGCAGTTTCTTTTGAGGTTTCACCAATAGCAGCTATGGAATCCTCTAGTGCTACCGCTGCCTCGGTTGTATCGTCCATTGCTTTTTCGGTTAAAATTAAAGCCCTTTCAGTTCGGATAGCATCCTTCCTGACTTCATCAGCATCTATCATGTCAGAAATAGCTTTGTGAGCCTTAGCAACCTCTTCACCTAATGTTGGTATCCAAGAAGTAAATTTAGCCAGCGCCCCTAGTATAGATTCTACCCCACGCAAGAAGAATTGCTTAATCTCAATCCATGCTATTTCAAAGAAATGCACTACCTTATCCCAGTTCTTCCACAAAGCTATACCGGCTGCTATTAGAGCTGTGACCCCCAAGATAACCAGACCTATCGGTCCCAGTGATAAATGAAGAGTTATACCGAAAGCCGCCATCGCTGCTGTGATACTGGGCATCAAAAGAAGAAGCCCACCTAGAGCAGTAAGTAATACACCCAATACTCCAGAAGCAATAACGATAACTTTTGTTAATGTAGGATGTTCAGCTATCCATTCTTTCATACTTTCAATAATAGGCATAATGGTTTCTAGGAGAGATGTAGCAACCGGTAAAAGAGCAGCACCTAGAGCTTCAACAACATCACCGACATTATTCTTCAGTAAGTCCATTTGTCCAGCTAATGTTTGACCGTAGGCTTCGGCTTGCCCAGCAAATAATCGTCTAAGTTCAGCCCACTTCTCCTCTTCATTCTCAACGGCTTTCAATGCAGGAATGTATCGTTCTACCATCCCCCAGTTTCCACCCATAGCATACTGAACCAACTGGGAAGCAGAGGCTAAGTCTTTATTAGTACCTACCGCTACATCCATTGCCAGGGTAAGATAATCTTGGGCTTCTGCTAAATCTCCGGTCATACGAATCATTGAGGCCAGGGCATCACGCATATCGGAATCAGCGAAGGCAGTGGCTTGCTGTTGTGCATTTATCC